GTATGGCCTTCTATGGAGACGACAAGGACTTTCCGCCTGGCGTAGACATCATTTACAACACAAATAAACACGTCGGAGCCCCCAATGATAAAGTCTTTAAGAAAATGAAAGACGACCCGGACAATCCGTTTGGCGCTTCTATTAAAGACGAAAAATCTCTTATTAGAGCACAGCGCTTCTACAAAGACAAAGATGGAAATCTTAAACAGTCGGCCATTAATGTTGTTAATGAAGAAGGCGATTGGGGCGAGTGGTCTAAAAGTTTGGCCTCGCAGTTCTTGTCAAAACAGAATGTCTCTCTTGCAAAGCGTCAGCTTGACCTGGCCTATGCCGAGAAGAAAGCAGAGTTCGATGAGATTTGCGCCTTGACCAATCCGACTGTAAAAAAGAAACTTTTGGAATCATTCTCTGACGATTGCGATGCTTCGGCCGTGCATCTTAAAGCGGCAGCACTTCCTAGACAGGCATCGCATGTTATCTTGCCTTTCAACGATCTGAAAGACAACGAAATCTACGCCCCCAACTACAACGAGGGCGAGAGGGTTGTACTCATAAGATACCCCCATGGTGGAACATTCGAAATCCCTGAGCTGACTGTTAGAAACAGAGGAACCCAGGCTAGTAAAGTTATCGGAAATGCAATCGATGCTGTTGGCATTAACAAAAACGTTGCCGACAAACTTTCAGGAGCAGATTTCGATGGCGATACTGCGCTGGTCATCCCTGTTAATAGCCGGGTTAAGATCAAAACTTCCAAAACCTTAAAAGGTTTGGAAGGATTCGATCCGAAAGAAGCATACCCCTACAAGGAGGGTATGAAAATTATGACCCCCGACATGAAACAGAAGCAGATGGGAATGACAACCAACCTTATCACAGACATGACGCTCAAAGGAGCCACTCCGGACGAGCTTGCCAGAGCTGTTAGACACTCGATGGTTGTCATCGATGCAGAAAAGCACAAGCTTAACTACAAGCAGAGCGAAATCGACAACGGAATCGCCCAGCTTAAAGACAAATACCAGAACAATGGGGATGGAAAGCATGGCGTATCCACCCTTATCTCCCGAGCTAAGTCCCCCGAGATGGTTGATGCCCGAAAAGACTACACCTTGGGGCCGAAATCCATCTATGAGGATGGTAGAAAGAAGTATACCCCCACCGAGGAGACGTGGACAACGACCGATCGGAAGGGTAATACCAAGGTACACGTCCGTAAGCAGGAGAGTACCCGTATGGCTGAAGCAGAAGACGCCTTCACGCTGACTTCAGGTGGCAGCAGAGCAAACCCCGGTACCCAGATGGAAGCAGTTTATGCTGATTATGCCAACAAAATGAAAGCTCTTGGCAACTCTGCTAGAAAAGAGTTTGTTGCAACGCCTTCACTTAAGTACGATCCCGAAGCAAAGAAGACTTATATGACCGAAGTTAAGAGTCTTAACGACAAACTTAACATTGCTTTGAAGAATGCACCAAAAGAAAGACAGGCACAGCTCTTAGCAAATCAGATTTTCGAAGCAAAGAAACAGGCAGACCCATCCATGGATAAGGACCACATCAAGAAAGCCAAAGGGCAGGCCCTTACCACAGCCAGGGCCCGCATAGGGGCAGGGAAGCAGCGTGTAGAAATAACCCCCTCCGAATGGGAAGCTATCCAGAAAGGGGCTATTTCTGACAGTAAGCTCCGTTCCATTCTTAATAATGCAGATTTAGATAAGGTTAAGAAGTACGCTACGCCTAAAGCTACTTCTAACATTACTAATGCTAATAGAACTAGAGCTAAAGCCATGGCTGCTTCTGGTAATTACACAACTAAAGAGATTGCTGATGCACTTGGCGTGTCTACATCTACCATCAATAAGATCATTAATGACGCAGCTTAATAGTTAAGTAGTTCGTTACGGTTAATGAAAGCAATTCAAGCGAAAGGAAAGCATTTAAATGGCTTGCATGTTAACAACAATTGACAATCCTTTTAATCCATTCACACATTTCGATGAATGGTATGCGTTTGATACGCAAATGGGATACAATTCATGCGCTTATCTTGATCGAATTGCTTCGATTTCGCTTGAATTGCCAACTGAGGAGGCATCAAACGATATTGAAGCCGCGATCGATGAAATCATTAAGTACGATTTCAGAGGCATTTATATCAAGGTTTCGGACTCAAAAAGCAATAATAATGAGGAAAAACCGAATGATGCATGAGAATTTAATGACTGTTAGTGGGTACCTGTACGGTGTCTGCTGACATAGGGGAGGGGTCCGTAAAAAAGCCACCCCCTCCGTCATCGCCGGCCCATTTATATTTTCTCCGGGGGTGATATTTTGTAGACTTTTTGCCTATGAAACAGGGTTGAAACGTAGGGAGAGTTGGTAGAAACGCACCATAAGTGATAAGAAAGAGGGACAATAATGGACGGAACTAATATTTTGTCGACAATAAGTCAGGGACTTAATCAGACTTTATTCCCAGGCCACCGTGTAATTCGTGTGAACGGCTGGGAATCGGCTGAAAAGTATCCGATGCCTAGAGACTGTGAGACAATTATGCTCGATGGAGATCCGAATTCAGACTATATTTACATGAAAGTCACCGATTCCAATGGCGGGGAACGATTCGCCAGATACAAACTGGTAGAAGATCCTATCCCGCGGTTCGAACCGGACAAGTATGTTACAACTAGCGACTTTGTAAAGTTCAAGGAGGAGATTACCAATGGCTTCGATTCTCTCAAACAACTCATTTCAGCAAATGCCGAACGCTCAAGCCGATCCGGCAACAACAGTAAACAATCTAGTAAATCAAATAATGAGCTCGACTGATCCGAGGCAGGCATTTAACCAGGTCGTCAACAACATCGACGGCGGCGCAAACGTTATGAACCTGATCCAGCAGTACGGAAATGGGGATCCTAGAGCGGCGTTCATGAATTATGCTGCTCAGCAGGGCAAAAACGTCATGGCTCAGCAGATCATGCAGCGACTTGGCCTGTCGTAGTTTTAAGATTATGAGACTCGTAGATTTACAACGAGTTCTTATAAAATTTTAGAGAAAGGAGAGATGCTTTATGGATATGAACGGAAATAATCTTCTGTGGTTCTTCGCGTTCCTGTTTCTCATGAACGGCAACACTGGGTTCTTCGGCGGAAGAGCGCCTATGGGTCCTCCTCCCGCAACTCAGCAGGATCTCAATGATGCGATCAACAACCAGTCTATCCAGAACCAGCTCAACACGCTCGGAATTGCTACACAGAACAACAATCTCGAGACAGCAAAGCTCATCATGGATCAGAACCTGCTGAACCAGAACCAGAACAGCACTAACCTGATTAACATTATCCAGGGTTTTAATAACGTTGTTCAGCAGATGCAGAACCAGAACGCACAGATCATGCAGCAGATTTCGCAGCTCGGGTATCATATGGATTCCTGTTGCTGCCAGCTCAAGACCATGACGCTGGAGAACAGACTTGCCGATAAGACGGCTGAAGCAGTCGCTCTTCAGAATCGGCTCGACAACGCTCAGCAGACACAGACCATTCTCGGTAATCTTGGACGGTTTGTTGCTTGGGCAGGATCCGGATCGCCGACAGCAACAACTGGCACTGGTGTATAACTAAATCAAAATGAGAGGGCGTAGTCACCATCGTGGGCTGCGCCTTCTCTTGTGTAAAGGAGAAGCATATCAATGCTCAAATATTTAAAGGACCATATAGTTGATGAAGTTGAAGGCGCCGTCGACTACATGGAGAAAGCCATCGAGCGTAAAGGCACGACAGAAGGAGCCCAGTTTCGTAAGATGAGCGAAATGGAACTCGAGCATGCAAACGCTCTTGTGAAGATGTTCAGGAACACACCGAAACCGGAGGACATGAAAGATGCAGACTATGCGGATTGTCAGAAAGAAGTTCTGAACACTTATGTAGACGCCATGGGTAAGCTGGAGGCAATGAAAGCGCTATACATGAAAGTTTAAACATTCGCAAGTATACGTTTGGGTGTTTTTTACGGTGGTAGAGGTGTTCATATGGTATCTCCTTTCAAGTAGAACGTCTTTTGTCCCTCTTTTCTTGGCGTGGACATTCTCTACCACTATAAAAAGCATCTAAAAGTATATGGAAGGAGATGGCACATTGAAAAAAGGAGAAGTAAAGGGCAATACGAGACTAGAACGTCCTGCAACTACTCCCGAAGCTAGAGAGAATCAGCTCATTGCAAGAGCGGTTGACCTGGCCGAAAAACAGTTGATGGAAGGGACAGCATCAACACAGGTCATAGTTCATTATTTGAGGCTTGGCTCCACCAAGGAACGAATAGAGAAAGAGATTCTCGAGCAGCAGAAGGAGCTGATCATGGCTAAGACGGAAGCGCTGCAGTCAGCGAAACGAGTCGAGGAACTTTACGCAAAAGCTCTGACTGCGATGAAGACTTACAGCGGTCAAGGCGGTGAGGAAGAGTACGATGAGTAAGACTTATTCCGAGCTAGTCACCTTACCGACTTTTCGAGAGCGTTTCGAGTATTTGAAACTGGACGGTACGGTTGGGCGTGATACATTCGGACACGCTAGATATTTAAATCAAATACTATACAAATGTCCCGAATGGATTCCAGTTCGCAGAGCCGTTATTCTTCGAGACAACGCTTGCGACTTGGCATGTGAGGATAGGGAAATACCAGGGCGGGTGCTTGTGCACCACATTAACCCGATTACAAAAACAGATATTTTAGAGCGATCGCCCAAATTATTTGACATGGAGAATTTAATTACAGTATCGCATCTTACGCATGAAGCGATTCATTATGGCAGTTTTGAAATTCTCCCGTCAGACCCGGTTGATCGGAAACCAAACGATACTTGCCCATGGAAATAGAGAGGAGCTGCTATGGAATTAAGTGAAAGTATCCTCACTTCCATTAAGAAGATGCTTGGCATAGAAGAAGAGTATACGCATTTCGATCCAGACATCATTATGCATATTAACTCCGTCTTCATGACACTTTTTCAGCTGGGCATAGGTCCGAAAGGATTTAACATCACTGACGATGAAGCCACGTGGTCAGATTACGTTTCGAACATTAACGAACTGCAGGCAATCAAACCGTATATTTACGCCAAGGTTAGACTGGCGTTTGACCCGCCGTCGAGCGGTACGCTGGTTGAGTTGATGAAGCAGCAGATTGCTGAGATGGAATGGCGTCTCAATGTGATGGTTGATCCTACAGAAATGGAGTGACGTATGACTTATTACTATGAACCAGAATGCCGCCCTGACGAGCTCTACCATCATGGCATTAAAGGCCAAAAGTGGGGAGTCCGAAGATTCCAGCCATATTCTACAACCGGTGCCAGAAAGGGCGGAAAGACCGGTAAGGAAATAGGTCTGGCAAAACGTGCTGGCGATTCGATCAAGAAATTTAAACAAGAGCGAGCCGCAAAGAAAGCGGAGACGGCTAAGGCAAAAGCGGCAAAGGCTGCCGAAGACAAAAAGAAGCGCGACGAAAAGCTTATGGCCGATAAAGAGCGTATTCTTCGTGAGGGCAGTGCTGGCGAAGTGTTGACGTTAAAAGGAAAGATCACTAACCAGGAGCTTCGAACGGCTGTCGAAAGAATCAACCTCGAGCAACAGCTAGCTGGTATACAGGCTAAGCAGATTTCAGAAGGGAAGAAAGCAATGCAAAGTATCGTCGGTTTCGTGAAGACCGGTGCCGAGATTGCAGAAAACGTGGGCAAGATCCAATCCGTAATTGACAAGTTTATGGACGACGATAATGAGAAAGCTCGTCAGAAATTGATTGATACTGGTACAGCCGAGGACGTCAAGAAACAGGGCACTAAATACCTGAAGGCCGACGACTATAAGAAAATCGCAAATAGAATGAAGAACCAGGCGGAAATCGAGAAGTATCTAAAAGGAACAGTTGACGATGCCGCCGGAGAGACC